GTTATTCTCATATACACCCGGCGCACTTCCATAGCTATCTAGGCGTAGCCGACCATTCACAATTACAATTGAACCAATGCCCAACTTCTTAGGAGGAGCTGGTCTTGGTTTAGGTTTGGGAGGAGCTGGAACATTAACTTTATGATACTTAACTTCTCTATACTGCTTTAAGCCCAAAGTATAAGCATATTCATCTGCAAATCCATTCTTAAAGCCATATTCAAAGCTAGAAATTGTCATAGTTACACTAATCTGAGTAGAACTGACGACTAATTGAACATGATGTTTATTAGCTTGAATATTCTTAAGCCAATTAATGTATTCATCAGCCTTTAAAAGCTTATCTGAACTAATCCAAGAACTATGTTTCTTAGGAAAGACGCTGTCAATCGTAAGAGATACCAATTTCATATTTCCTACTCGGTTAATCTCTCCCAAATTCACAATAGTTTCTGACTTATCGTCGGTTTCATACTTCAAAGTTAATTCTGACGGGTTTACAGGCAATTCAACTGTCCGATTAGTTGAATAATCAGTGATATAAACACCAAAGCCGTTGACCGGCATATTAACCACCTCCTAGAGCTTTATTACGTCTATCAATAATCTTTTGATCGATTTTGTCTAAAATCTTGTCTACGTCTGCATCTGGATCACCAGAAGCATTGATGACAATAGCGCCTTTATCAATTTGAACTTGAGTACTATTGTCTGTTTGGCTATTACTGTTGTTATTAGTCAATACTGAACTTGGAGCAATTGAGCCAGATGTTACTGTATCGCTACCAACTGAACTAGAAGAAACTGCACCTTGACCGAAAATGCCAATATTAGCTCTTGATCCATCAAGTCCAGTAATTGCACCAGCAACATTGCTGATTGCGTCCAGTGCCCTATCAAATCCAGCTGCAAGTAAATCTCCTGGATTTATACCGCTTAATCCAATAGGGTCTAAGGTTGGAGACATTCCAGAAGCTGCATCTACAACACCTTGCGCCATACTTGCTGAAGCATCAGCAGCTGCACCAGCATCTCTATTCAACCCAATAATTAAACCTTGATCGACCCAGCGACCATACTGTCTAAATAATTTAGATGGAGAACCAATGTGAAGCACGCTTTTAGCAGCACTTACTACCTTACTTGCCACACCTCGGACGGCACTAACAGCTGCACCAATCATAGATTTAATACCGTTAACTAAACCTTGAATTAATTGCCTACCAACAGAAACCAAAGCATTTCCGAAACTTCTAGCAGCATTAACAGCGTTAGAAATCCCGCTTCTTACAGCACTAACAACATTGTGCATTGCGCTAGTAATAGCTGAAACCATCATAGAACCAGCCATAATGAAGAATGAAACCATAATCATTACGGAAGCACCTACAGCAATTAAGGCAGCAGAAACAGCCATAGCAGCAGCAGCTACTACCATCAATCCAGCTCCTAGCATGATTGCCGCTACAGCTAGTAGCATTAAGCCTACTGCTGCAATCATTGCCATCGGACCAACTAATACCAGAGCTACAGCTAAAAGCATCAACCCGACTGCTGATACCATCGCCGTTACCATAATCATCATTAAAGCAACTGACATCAACAATAAACCTACTGCGGCGACCATTGCCATAGCTGAAACAAGAACTAATCCAACTCCTAAAAGCAAGATACCAACTGCGGCGACTAAGCCCATCGCCATGACTAGGACTAAAGCAACACCTAAGAGCAATAATCAAACAGCTGCGATTAAGGACATTGGACCAATTAAGAGTAATGCTACTGATAATAGAATTAAACCGACTGCAGCAACCATTGCACTAACCATGATTAGCATTAAAGCAACGCCCATCAAAAGTAAGCCAATTGCAGCAACAATCCCCATTGCTGTAACTAAGACAAGTGCCACACCGAATAGAAGCATTCCAACTGCTGCAATTACTACCATTACTGCAATCAAGGCAATTGCTACTCCTAAAAGTAAGACACCAACAGCTGCAATTAGAGCAGTAATTCCAACTAAGGCTAAACCTACAGCAAAAATTAATGCTCCAACACCTGCTGCAACTAAACCAACTGCAAGAACTACTAAGGCAACTCCTAAAAGAAGTACTCCAACAGCTCCAACTATTGCGGCTAAGCCAAATACAGCAATCGCACCAGCTAAAGCAAGTAAACCAACTGCTGCACTAGTCCCATATTCTGAAATAGTAGGGAGTTGAGTAGCTAAAAGAGCAATACCAGCACTAGCAACTAAAACAGCAACAGCAATTAAGAGCAACGCAGCCGCAAAAATAGCAAAACCAATTGCTCCACCAATCAATGCAGGGCCTAAGAACCTAACTAAGACTACTAATGCAGCAATAGCGGCAATCATTCCAAAGAATGTTGCTATAGCACCGCCACCTGCACTAGATATCTGAGTAGCTGCATCAGCTAGCAACTTAAATCCAGCGCCGACCATTAATGCACCAGCACCAACTAGGGCAAATGCTGCGCCCAGTTTCATATATGCTCCAGCATTACTTAAGATCTTACCTGGTTTAGTCATTTTTGGTGACTCAATTTCAGGAGCTTTAATCTTTTTAGCCCCTTTTAGGCCTTTAAAGAAGCCTGATACCTCTTTCATCCAGCCTCCAATTTTCCCCATGGCTTTCAACATTGTGAATGCCACTGCTAAAGCCGTTATAGCTTCTGCAATATTTTTAATTGTGCCGGGATCAAGTTTATTAAGTTCTTTTAAACCCCAAACTACAGCTTCAAAGAATAGTCCCTTCAATCCACCTTTTAAGATGATAAAAGCTTGGGCTAACATTTGAATTGTACCTGGGTCTAATTTTCCTAATGCTTCTGCAAATCCAGAAATAGCTTTTGCAGCACCACCTAATGCACCACCAGCTAGTTTACCTAACTGTTTAAATAGGCTATCACCACCATTGGACTTACTCATCGTTTTTACTAATTTATCAACAGCTTTTGTAATACTTTCAAAGGTATCCTTTAGTGAGTTCAAAGCGCCAGAATCAGAGAAACCTTTTTTAAAGTCTTCAAAACCTTTTTTTAAATTATCAAAAATAGGCTCTAAACTTTCAAAAGCTTTAAACAATCCATCAACAAATCCATCAAAATTAACATTGGAAAGTTGATCTGTTAAATCAGAAACAAATTTGATGCCAACTTTACCTAAGCGATCAAATGCACCTTGCAATTTGTTAGCCATTGTTTCCTTTAAACCATCAATAGCTTGCCCAACCGTTTTGAATTGGGTAGCCATTTTGGTAAAGTTGGCGTTCGTTCCTGTTTTAGCTATTGCGTTCAAGAAGTCCTCGGTTTTAACCTTTCCATCTTGGACGTTCTTAATTAATTGCTGGGTACTTACACCCATTGTCTTGGCAACGGCAGAAATACCTGCTGGAGTTTGTTCTAGCATAAGTTTAAAGTCTTGCCATTGCACCATTGGCTTGGCAGCCATTTGAGTTGCCTGCTCTGACAAGGTCTTCATAGCTTGTTGTGGATTAGAAGAAGCAGCAGCTAAACCACCAAAACCTCTAACTAATTGATCCACGTTTTTTGTACCAACAGCAGCCAATTGTGAGTAAGTACTTGCCATATCTGATGCACCATAGATTGTCTGTTGGGCAAATTGTTGCATTGACTTCTTAGCAGTGGCAATTTCAGCAGGACTTTTTCCTAACTGATGCATGTTTCCTTCAAATGTTTGCCAAGCTTTACTTGCTTCATCAAGTTCACCATACATTGACCTAATACCAGTCCCAGCTAGCTCCATTCCCTTGTTAATTGCACCACCAACAACAGTACCGCCAACCATGGACTTGAACATGCTACCACCGCCACTAGATCCACCAGAAATAGCTTGTTTTAGTTTACTCATACCACTTTGAGCTTTTTGTAAACCACTAGATAATCTATCTAATGGACTACTAAAAGCATCATTAATTTTCACGGTGGTACTAATTGTACTCATTTACTACCTCCTCTCTATTTTTGATACAAAGAAAAAGCTAAGCCTAAATATGCTTAGACCTAGCTTTTCTTTTAGCTTTACGCTCTTCTTCTTTTTCATATTTTTGCCGTACTTCAATTGAAGCAACGACTAAAGCCTGCTCACGTCTTGACATCTCCGCCCATTGTTTAGGCGTCCAATGATACTCATTAAGAACATAATGGTAAATGTTAAAATCGCCAACAGACTCATTTATTAGTTTTTTGCTTCTTCAACCAAGTCTTCTGAACTGTCATCATCGTTAAGACCTGATAAGTCCATAATTGCCTGTGATAGCTCAGTGTATTCACCAACTTTAAGCATTTTCTTTAAAACTTCTTCTGGCTTAGCAATACAGCCCCATGAAGTTTGGAGTTTTTCATTGTTTAAGTTAGGAGAAACAACAGCTTCTGCCACAACTAAATCTTGAAATTGGTTTTCGTCAGTTTCTTGTTCATATTTATGAGTTTTACGGTTAAGAACTCGCTTAGTTGCTTGCTTTCGAAGATCTGACACTTCATCAGCGGTCAACGACTTAATCTTAAAAGGAGATTTAAATCTCTCTAACTTAACTTCTTTTTCTTCTACTGGACTACCAACATTTTCAAATAAAAAATCTTCAACACTTTCAGCCATTTAAATTCTCCTACTAACCTTCTACTAAGTTAACACCTTCGAAAGTAAAGTCACTTTCCCATTCCATTACGCCATCATCAGCTTCAAAATCTGCAATTGGAATATCGTCTAAATTAACATTAGAAAGATGAACCACTTGTTTATCAGCTCTTGAAGTTGGGTCATGAATGGTTAAAGTTGCATCAAAATACAAATCTCCACCGTTTTGAGTATAAGGAATACCATATTTAAGCCAGTTAGCATTAATTAAGTAACCGCCTAAAGTTCCTGTCCCTTCAACAGAAGTAGTTTTCTTTCTCTTCCAGTGAGAACCCAAGGTTTGGACGTCTTCCTTATTCTTTTCAAGTTTAGCTGTAAACTTATTGCATTCAATCATCTTGTAGATATTGCCATTAATCTTAATAGATAAAGTAGCATCTTTGGTTGAAATAGTATCTCGACCGTTTAAGAAATCATCTGTAATTGCCATCTATGTTCCTCCTATCTAACTACCATAGTCATGTAAAGTTTTTCCATTGCATCAACTGGAGTAACTGCTAAGTTAACAACAATAGAATCAACATCATTACCTGCTTCTACCGTGATATCAGTATTAGCGAACGCTTGAATAATATTTCTGTTTTGCAAGCCAGTTAAGTAAGCAATTCTATCAGCCTTGAACAAGTCTCGACCATTCGCATTGTTACCAACCTTACCTAAATAGACTCTTTCAAAAGTGTTTTCAGTATCAGTAGCAATTTCATCAAGTGTTCTTATTACACGGTTCTTTGAGAAAGCCATTGGCTTTTCAGCAGTGAATTTATGTAATGAGTTAATATCTTGTTCAATAACCACTCTTTGCCCTGGTCTTGTGGTAAATACAATTTGACCAGCATCTAATGCCTTGATCGTCTTTTCGTTATCAAGCTTAGGATATGCAGAGATAGCATCTTCAACATCAAAATAAGTTAAAGAAGTTGCTGCATCTGCTGATGCTGAAATACCAGCAAAGAAACCTGTGGCATCTTTAACATCAACATTAGTTCCATCGCCCAGAGTGTAGCCATTAACAACAGTTGAAATACCTTCATAGTTGTAGACAGTACTTGCATCAGTAGGGATTACTCCTCTAACTTTACGTCCTTCGTTTTCACGTAGACGTTTTACTGCTTCAATAACCAATTTATTCATGTTGCTTGATGGTTCAAAACCAGCAGTAGTGACAACAGCGTATTCTTCATTTTCTAAAGCGTCACTTAATAATGTTTCGACTTGCTTAGATTCAGTAGTTGCTCCACCAGTTAAAGCACCAGAAACATTAGTAAAGGCAGCAGGTTTTGAACTGCCATCTGCTACTTCTTTTGCAGTGATATAGTCATTGCCTTTAAATTCATCTAAGGCATCAAACTTCACAACTTGTTCATCAACTAACTTAGTGCCAAAGATAGTCGAAACAGTAGCTGTATTTGGATCTGCTGGACTAACCTCAACACTAACGGTAATTTGATTACCTTTTTCACCCGGATAGTTAGCTGTAATAGTCCAAGGTAAACCTTCCTTGGTTAAAGTTGCTGCCGTTCCCTCATTCGGATTAAGAACTAATACTTTAGAAGCCCCTTTTAAAGTTTCTTTAAGTGCCGTCAATGCTGGATCATCTAAAGTAGTACCAAGTTTCTTAGTAAAATCAGCATTAGCATCTACTTCAACAACGCCAGTCTTGCCCCAGCCTAAACCTTTATCACGAACCAACAAAACTCTCCCTAGAGAAGAAGTTACTTCTCTTTGACCATTACCAACGACATTGATATAAGCGCCCGGTCTACGCTTGTCCTGTGCTTTCCAAGTTCCACCTGCCATTAATATCCCTCCTTAAATTTTTCAACTGCCTTTTGAACTTCAGCAATTGTGTATTCCTTGTCATCATCTAAAGCTAATTTCAAAATATCCCGTTCAATAACTGAGAACTTAGGACTTGAAATCAAAGCTTGTTTTGTGAATTTAACGTCTTCAACTTTAATAGGCACTTTCATTTTGCCCACCAGAATCTCGGTTTCCGTCTTCTTGGAGTCCGCCATTAACTTCAATCCTTTCTAGCTTTCCACCGTCTTCAACTGGATACATCTCTAACCTCAAATCAAAACTCATTACTAGAGTTTCATCTTCTTGATTAACAGTGGTTTCACGGTTTCGAACAGTTGCATAATCATCTAATCTAGTGAAATTATTCAGTAATTTTTGCTCTACTTCTTCCATATCAGCGTTAGGTTGATCTGGATTAGCAAAATAGGTTATTGAGTAAGACAAGTGCCTATCTTGAATATCAAAAAAGCGGTTCTTAGTAATCGTCATTATCTTACTGATGTAGAATGACGGCACTTCAAATCCGCTTTTTTGTCTTTCTGAATAAATTGTCACATCAGTGAATATCTCTGATATTCGTTTGGCTATTCTTTCAACTATTGTCATTCAAACAAGTCCTTTAAACTCCACAGTCCCTCTGTTACCAATTGTGGCAATTGCCTTTGGATCTGTGGAATAGATTTTTTCATGTACCACTGGCCAGGCACCCAATCTCTAACCAAACACTTTTTAAGTACTGGTACATATCTACCTGGTGTCTGCCTATGACCACTTTCAACCCAAGAAGCATATTCAGCATTGTTAATTAATTTGATCGTCCAACCACCGCCACCATAGCTCGGTCCTTCTGTCGTCCATGATCTGCGGAGGTTACCTTGCTTTACAGGAGTATTTGCTTTTAGAATTCGCAATGACTGAGTACCAATACGCTTAGAACTCTTTCCAAGCTCCTGTTTCACATAGCCACTGTCAATCTTCTGTCTCACTCTGCTAGCAAATTGCTGAAATTGAGCATCGTCAACATGTCCTAAACTCATGCTTTTTCACTCCTAACCATTGCTACTTCCTGATGGCTAAAATAACCACTATATCCTTTGCTGGCACGTTTATACTTAGTTTCTTGACCATTTCCATCAGTCACGTAAATATCCGCTCCAGCAGGTATTTTAATGCCATTTCGAATAATTAATTTTGCATCATACTCATCAGTCCCAAAGAAAGATTGTTCACTTGCTGATTGTCCTTTTAGGACAACCTTAGCTGGTTCATCTTCAACAATAGTCACATCTTCGTTATTAGTGATGTAGCCATGTTTGGTTGGCTGAGTACCCACAATTTTAACTCGATCATTCCATAGCTTAGGAAGTGCATTTTTTAAGCCGTTAAAGTAACTCATTGGGCCAACCTTCTAAAATTGTTTAAAAGCATCACATAGTTATCAGTGATTGTGTTAGTAGCCTGCAATGCTGAATAAATATCACTTGGAGATCTAAAAGAAACTGATGTATCACCCTCTGATAATGACTGAATATTGCCAACTTGCTGGTCTTTAGGTACTAGCCATTGATGAGTGTCAATAGTTTGCACTGCCAAACCTAAAATAGTTGGTTCAAGCTCTTCTGGTAGCTCTAAGATTGGAATATTCGTGTAAATTGAAACATCAGAAATAACTTTCTCTAGCGTAAATTCCAATACGCTATCATAGTTGGGCATGTTATCAGTATTAGGCAGAAAATCAGCTAAATGTTTTTTAACCTCTTCAAATCGTGGGTATTTATCCATCTAACCACCTACTTCACTAAAGCTAATAACTCGTCTTTCTTAGTCTTACCAGCGTAATCAATGCCAGCCTTATCTAAGTAAGCCTTGATTTCATCTACAGTATTATTTTCGTCAGGTTTAGCATCTTCTTTTGTTTGCTTACGTTCAGCAGGATTAGAATTACCATCTGCGTCCTTTTCAGCAACAAAGAACTCAATTCCCTTAAATTTAGGCTTAAGTAAAAGAACATCATCATAACTTTGTTCGTAGTATAGCCAGTTTCCAGAATTTGCAGCAGCTGGCGCATCTAATCCAACGAAATCATACTTTTCAGGAGAAATTTGAACACCGTTGAAAATAAGCATCATCTTAATCTGCTTAGCATCATCAACAGTTTTAGAACCATTAGTGAAATCAAACTTAGTTTGGAACAAATCTTCTGGCACAGGAACAATAGTAACTTCATCAAGTGAACGTACAGAACGGTTAATATTTTGTGCATCACTTACGATAATTGTTCTATTAATTGCTTCTGCGTCCTTAAGCATGTAATAAGTGCCAGTATCAACGTACAAGATACGTCCTTGGGCTGGAATTCTTGCACGGTCAAAGTTACGCATCATTTTATCATAAGCGTGTAAAACGTTTTTTGCGTCTAAACTTTCTGAATGGATACCAGCATTTTCATCTAATCCCTCGGAAGTATTAACTGCTTGACGTTGACTGAACAACTTAGAAAACATTTCTCTATCCTTTTCAGGCATTTTACTATCTAAGTTGTATTGTCTAGTAATGTTAGCGATTGATAGCAGTTGATTACTTTCATCAATGTCTGATGGATCAACTAGCGTACTCCAGTAACGTTCATTGGTTAATTCATAAACATCATAATCTAATGAGTAGTTGGCTGCTGGTTGCGTAATAGTACGTCTTTCACGGTCTTGACGTCCAGATAAAATTGATAATCGTGGAACTTTAATATGTTTTGCATCTAAAAAATTAATTGTTTTGTTAGATGGTGATTGCCACAAAGCGCTTGAATATAAAACGTCTGGATAAAAACCATCAATAACTGCTTTTTGATATTTATCAGCGTAATTAATTGCCATTATTTGTCTCCTTTAAATATATCAACCATTGCTTGGACTGGATCAGCGTTAGCGGGTTTTCCATTATTTGGTTGGTAATCTTGTTTACTACCTTCATCAAATAAATAACCATCAGATTTCTGCAAAGATTTAATTTGATCGTCTAAACCAGTTAAATTACCATCATCACCAAGCTTAATTTCGTCCATGTTCAAAAGACCTTTAACAGCCTTATTATTACGAGCGTTAGCTTTGCTTAATGATTGGTCAATTGCACTATTTAAACGATTAGTAGCAAGTTTTTGAGTAAGGTCAGCCGTATCCTTGTCATACTTACTCTTTAAATCATTAAATTGCTTAGTCAAGTCTTCATTATCTTTGACTTGAGAGCGCAACTTCTTTAAATCCTTATCTCTTTCACTCATCTGGGACTTAAGAGCTTCATTCTCTTCTAAGATTTCAGCATTGCTAGCACTTGCTTTATCCTTAGCATTTTGAATGTCTTCGCCGTTTAAATCCATGATCTTTTTAATCTGCTCTTCTTGTAATCCAAGCTCTTCTAATTGTTTTCTTTTCATTGTTCTATCCTTTCACACGTTTTATACGAGTTCGCCTCTCATAAGGGCATACAAAAAGAGTAGTTTAATGTCTTACTCAGGACAAAATAAAAGAGAAATACTGTAATAAGCAATATTTCTCTAATCAATTATCAATTTTTAAATCCTACAAATAATCTAAATACTTATTAACCCAAGCACTGTCAACTTTCATATTATGGAATATTTCTTTACCACATATTTCATTAAAGCTGGCTAAATCCTGTTCATAACCTTTTTTTACGAATAAGTTAAACTGGTCTTCAGTCATATTGCCATCTTCCATAACATCTTTTTTATATTGATCAAATTCAGGATCAAACTTTTTAGTTTTAATTCTAATACTTTGAAGTTTTTCTTCAGAATATTCACTAGTAAAATCTCCATATTTAAAATTATCAAGTCTAAGGCTAGATTTTATTGAACTAATTGAATATACGTTATTGTTTTTGTCTACGAAATATAAACGGTAATCAATTGCAATGATATATTGTTCTTTATTTTTAGCTAAAACCTTAATCATTGCTGTCACCTCGTACTTTATATTTTATATTTGATTCTTTCAATTTCTTCACTAGTGAATTAGTTAACTTGTCTTTTGGTATTTCAAGATAGTCAATGCTATCTACTGTTAATTTACCATGTATTTGAGCTTCGGTATAATCCTTAGCTTTATTTTTAATGAACTGGTTAATACTAGTATAATCCTTACTCAACTTGCGTGATGGATCATTCCAAACTTTTTGCTTCATTCTAGAACCATCGTCAGCATCAAAACGCCACAAGTTTCTTAGATATGAAGGGTTAGGCTCACCTATTTTTGCTGTCCTGTTTAAGCTTTGATTTAATGACCCTTTAATACCTAAGCTATCTCCATGAAAGTAAGTAGTTTTAGTTTTGATGTCCTTTTTAAAAACTATAATAACATCACCGTATTGGTTTAATGCGTTGTCTATTGGCTCATTTTCTCTGTGATCCCATAGATAACCATACTTTTCAAAGTCTGATGGTTTGAATTTATCAACGTCTTTTTTAGGGATATTAAATAATTTCTCAGTAGCTTCTTTTCTATATGAAGTATTTAGCGTTCCACCACTAGTATTAGTTTCAAATTGATTTTTAAATCCATTATTTAAAACACTCTCTAAATTTTCAGCTTTAACTCTCATTCGAACATCAACAGTTGGTAATGAACTAAGTTCTGCTATTTTATTCAGTTGCTTTGTAATATTATCTTTTACTGCTTTTCTTGTTTCAGCAGTTGGCGGCATTGATGTTGGCCTTTCTGCCCATCTTTGCTCAATGTAATCAGAAATACTAACATCATGAATATGTTTCAAAGTCTTGGGTACAAATTTGTTCTTTCTTGGAGCATTAAGACTAGGCAACATATTTAGACTAAGAATTTTAACATTACTAATCTTTTTCCAGTCTCTATAGCTCAACGCATTGCGATATACATAATGCCCTTTACCAGTTTCAGGATCACGACTCCAACGTGTTTCAATATCTGGCAAGTTTTTGTCATATGGAACTGTGGTACATCTACAATAGGGATGAATTAACGGATAATTAATTCCTTCTCTTTTATCTTTGACATTAAAAATGCGCTCATCTAAGTGGGCGCATTGGTCACAAGTATGACTTTCTAATGTTGCTAAATACTGATACTGTTCAATATCACTGTCTTTATAAAACTGAGCTGTAGCTTCTTCTGCAGTATGCCCCATCTCAGTGATAACTAGTCTATGTAAATCTCTTTCGGAAACTTTTTGGAATCTGTCTCGCATCATTCTAACGACTTTGCTTGGAGAGTAACCAAACAAAGTACCTCTTAAAAGTGCATCGGTTAACTCATCAGGTAGGACTTCCGTGTATTCTTTCCAAATACGCTTACTGAAATCACTACCTTTCCAAGGTCGATAAACAATGTTTTCTAGTTGCTGTTCGTTAAAGTGATTTAGTTTGATATCTAATTGACCAGTAGCACGATACTTGTTGTAAGCATCTAAATAGTAACTGTTCTGATACTGTTTAGCTAAGCCTGTTTGCATTCGCAATTGTTCAGCCATGCCGTACTTTTTAGAAAACTCAACCATCTGTTCATGTAATTGTTGAAGTCTAAATATGCGACTCTTGTAGTATTCAGCATTTAATTCTTTCTCATAGCCACCAGCTTTGGCTTTTCTTTCAAACTCTTCTAGGGTCATAGACCACTTAGTTGAGTTGATATTACCCAAGACGCTAGCAGCCTGTTTAAGCCCTACATGGTTCTCATTAGCATATCTTTGTAAGTATCCTAACGCCTCTTTTTCGATATCATGCTCTAACTTTCTTAGGCGTGACTGCATAGCAGCTTCATAGTCTGCTGACGCTTCTAGTTGCTTTTTTTTAGCAAATAAAGCACGTTTTTTCCAGTATTCACTACTCTTCATTGTTGTTTTGTACGCCTGTGCCGTTTAAATCTTCAGCATAGGGATCATTTTCTTGTCTATCTTTGGCTAAGTCTTTCAGTTCTTGTTGCCAATCATCAACAATAGGATTTGCTTTAGCAACTGCCTCTTTTGAACTGTAATTGGCTACTGTAGAGACGATCTGAGCCTTAGTTAAGCTATCCTCTACCTTAGTTCTCGTCCAATGTTGTGATATATGACGCTTGTCAGCATCTGAAAAGTTGAGATATCGCATAATCGCACGGACAAGCTCGTTAATTGCGTGTTCAAAATAAGTTTGCGTCTTAGCTGCTTTTAATTCTAAGTGAGAATATAGCATTTTGATTGCTACACCAGAAGCATTTGAACTTTCAAAGTTGGCTGGATCAATTCCTTGCCCAAACAAGAAAATGTTATCACGGGTTATCTTAAGTGCATCGTCACGGGCTTCAACAGGAATGTCAATTTGTAGCTTATCAACGCCACTCTTATCACCGTTGCCTGCGTTGTTAATCTTAATGGACTTATACTCTCTTAAATCGTTCATGAACTGCTTTAAGCTAGCACCGCCATAATTGGTTAAGACAAGAATTACAGTCTGAACATCATCGAGATCATTGATAAACCCGTTGTAGATATCATCGTAAGCATCAATTAAGCCCTTATACTTGTTAAGCTCAGGCAATCTGTACTTATTTTTAGGAAATTCGATAAAAGGAACACGTCCAAAGTTGTGTTTTAAGGTGTTTGACTGTCCTGTTTCATAACCAGCACTTAAATCGTAAGAAGTAATAATGTTGTAAGGCTCAATGATTTCGCTGTTAGTTGTACTTGTCTTGAAGAATTGTGCTTCTTTATCGGTCCAATATTCATGAACTGTGAAGTACTTACCATCTTCTGGGTCTAACTGCTTATAACTTCTAAGTACACCAAGCAATTTATTATCAAGCGTTGTCGCATAGATAGGCGTGATCTGATCAGGTTGGATAATGCCATATCTGAAATTGTTGTCGTCATCAATCCAGTAGTGCAACCAAGCTCGACCAGCATTTGAACTGTCTACTAACAAACTGTTGAGCGTTAAAGCTTTATCATCGCCTAAAACATCTAAGATCTTCTTGTTGTCCGCATCTTTCCCTATATCAATATCAGGAAAGACAGAAGCAACATACCCTGCTTCTTGGTCTACTAACAACTGATAAAAGTTTGATGGAATGCGATTATCAGCACTTCTTAATGGGTCTTTTTTACCTTCCTTATTAAGCTTAGCTTTACCGTTGTTTCTGGTAGTGATATCAGTCTTATTTTCATAATAATTCACTGCTTGTTTGTAGTTATTAATCAAATCATTACGACTTGAAGAAGTGTTCTGGATTAATTTTTTTAACGCTTCTAATTCCAAGGCACGAAACCTCCCTTCTTATTTCTACTGTAAATTGCGTATCTAATAGCATCTAGTCGGTCATTGTGTCTTACATCATTTTCTTTGAGTGGCAAACCTGTTTTGTCGTCCCAAGCATACTGATAAACTTCTTCTAGTAATCCACTTGCTGCTGTATCGACCACATAAAATTGACCGATACGCATTTTTCTAGCCACACACTCAATTCCCGGCATGATATTCTTATTGGCGTTTATACAGTTAATACCATTAGATTGAAATTCATTTACGTTATCAGGGCGAGCAGAATCAGCATAAAAAATAAGGTTGCGTCCAAAACTTGCCTGCAAGTTCTTCGCAATCCTTATCCAATAATCGATGAATTTATGTTTCTGTGTGTAGTCAGCTAGCACATACGTATTACCGTCCTTATCATCACCAAGAAGAATGATCGGATTAGGGTGTTCATAACCCCAGTCAACGCCAACGTAATACTCTAAATCATCTGGAACTTGTTCCCTAGAGATAACCATTTTGTCTTTATCAAAATCTCTATAAACAATACCATCACCTGTAACCCATTGTCCTAAAATACCCCGATCATAAAACATCCCTTTAGGGGTTGCTGCTTTAATTGATTCGACATAATCCTTTGATAAAAAGGTGTTGTCATCAATAGTAAAAGTAAAAGATTTAATGCGTGCTTTAGGATCTGGGTTATCAATATAATCTGTTTTTAGCCAATGCGTTGGTATATCAGGGTTGGTATCACAAATAATACGTGCCCCTTCAATAGAACAACGTTGTAATATTTCTTGAAAGACGTCATGAGTAGATAAACTTGCTTCATTTATATAAGCACCGTAACTTGTCATACCACGAATTGATCCAACCCCACGGATTGATCCTGTGTAAGATGGCACTATATCTACTCCAAACAAATGATAATGTCCATGTCTATCAGTTTTCATCGTGATACCAAAATACGACTCAATCGCACTGATAACGTTAGTGTAAATGGAATTAGAGCTATACCCTGCCAAAATATATTGAGGATGTGGATCTTTTCTACTCTTGGCAAGCTTAGCAATACGTTTTAGCTCCATCACAAAGATATAATTATTCATTACTGTTTTACCAGCTCTGAAAGCGCCGGATAAGATCATAATTTTCCAATCATCATGTAAATATGAATGAAGCACTTGTTTTTGTTTATGAGTTAGGATCTGATCTAGTCCCATCTTTCTTTTCTTCTCCTACAAGTTTATTAATTAAATCATCAAGTTGTTCAGTGTTTTCACTACCTAAACGTTCAGCAACCGTAGCCTTTGCTTCTGATATACGAGTATCTGCAATAAGTTTTTTAAGTTTTTGCTTCTCAATAGGATCAACTAATGGATATCGCTTCATAATTTCTTTTGAAGCTGTAATTTTGTCTTTGAAAGAAGGTTTCTTTTTAATTACAACCACATTGTCGGCAGTGGACATTGGAACTTCTTCAACAACTTCATCTCGGAGTACTTTCGTGTAGAATTCCAACACTTCTTTAGCATCAGCAATTTTATGAGACTCAATTTCAGCCATTTTAGCGTCAATATAAGATTTAAGTTCAGGTTTATTCAGGTTCTCATTACCAATAGAATATGCTGTTTTTGCAGAATATCCAGCTTTGAGAGCTGCGTCTTTAGCATTTCCAGACTTAATATACTCATCACAAAATAACCTTTGTTTAGCTGTTAACTTACGTTCCAAAACATCTCACCACCACCTTAATTTTAAAAAAATAAAAAGCCAGCTTATGCTGACTTACAATAATACAAATTTATTTTAGTAAAGCTGCAATAATTGTTCCTAGAGCAGTTATTAAAGCTATTATTATTGGAAATAAAAACGGATAATGTTTTTTGGTTATTTCAACATTTTTATCAGAAAATTTATGCACTTCTTTTATTTCAGTAATAGTAAAAAGTGTTTTAGCTTTATAAATATTGATTAATAACCATCTTGAAATAATTAAATCAGTCACACCCCAAGTTAGAGTACACCATAAATATCGATTCGGAACATGTATAGAAGTTACAAAGGTCATTAAATTAAGTAAAATACAGATCGATAGGCATAAATCTTTTAGTGGAGGATTACCTAGAAGAACAATAATAAGTGCAATAGCACTTACGAAAAATGCAATGGATATAAAGATCATACTATCTTCTATCCAAAAATTTTGCTTTCCAGCCTGTTGAGAGTTTTCTAGTGATGTAAAAATTAAAAAATTACCAAAAAATAAAAATGCAGCTATTATAATGGTATAAATTATATTTTTTCTCTTCTCACCAAAGGCAGTAAACTTTTTTTCTAATTTTTCAAATCTATCTTCCCATACAGTTTTTTTCTCTTCATTCATATATATTCACCTCAAAAAATATTATAAAAAAATCAACTCCGAAGTTACAGAGTTGACATTTTGAGATTAATATACATGTTAGTCCAAATTAGGACTTTGCCAATAGATTAGCTTTGGTGAAACACACGGAGATTAATAATAATTGAACAAAGCTAATCAATAGGATACACCGGAATCGAACCAATAAGAGATAATCGTTGCTGGCATACTTAGCTATATCTCGGTAGAATTGCCACTACCCTAGCTCACCAATGGCTAGCTATATCCTACAATGCTCTGTTAAGGCACAGAGCTAAACCAGATGCTGTAAATTAAACGACAAGTAATATATTTTTCGTGAATGTACATTACTATTACGGATAAAACGCAAATATATTGCATGACAAGGTATATTTGCTTAACGCCTGCTTTCCAACAGGCAACGGGCAGGCAAGGAGTCGAACCTCGCTAGATATTTATGAAAGAAGATTGCCTTCTTTCTAATTCCAAATTGTGTTCCGTTCTACCCACGGTATCTGCTGCGGTCCACTGCGAACAGATAACCAGCTCTTAGTCTACGCTCTCCCTCGAAACCGTTGAGGGGTCATGGCGATAGAAGGTTGCACCTAAGCTACATACTATTACACATAATAGTCTGATAATGACTACCTGCTTAGGTGCTATAAGCCAAGCAGGAATTGAACCTGCTTAACTTGAATAATTAAGAAACTACGAGAAATATTTTATTAGAGGTCTTTTTTTATCGTCTCTCATCGATTAGCCCGCTGTCTCGGGCTATAACCGCCAGCCGAATCGAACGACTGCTAACGCCTACCAAGGACGGTCAGTCAATTTGTACTTACACAAATCAAGATCTTCTATTAATTTTAGAAAGGAGTATTTTTAAGTTCGAAAAACCGCACTCATAGCATCATCGAGGTGTCGTCGAAAGATCCTACCACCTAATCTTTCGACAATAACAATTTAACACGATTTGCACGCAAGCAGAACGCAAGGTTTACGCATACTTTACGCACGACCAATTTTTCCGAAACTTACCAAACAGTCTTAATTCTTTCAGTAAAAACTCTTAAATCAGGTAAGCCTTCAACATCAAAATACTTCTTCCAGTACAGCCAACGGTCAGCAAATTCGCATTGTGCGTTGACTTTTTTGTTGTCGATTGATCGAGTAGATAAGTTGACACTTGCTGCTACGTCAACAATCCTTAATTGATCTATATATGTACCAATTAAAATGCGTCTGTAGGGCTTAAAGGCGGTGTCAGTACAATTATCCATTGTCTTATAGATGGCTGCACACACCTTCCTAGCAGGATCAGCAATATTAATATCATCTAATGCTTCATCTATGAAATTATCTTCGACCCCATTTTTGTTTGTTGATCCTGGTGCAAAAGATAATTGAGGGCTTGTAAGTTGATTGCGGTGCAAACCAGCTAAGTTAAGATATCTCTGAAACTCAGTAGTCAGAAATTTGTCCACCTTCCTAGCTGTAGCTCTCGGATTGGGCTGCAACCCTAAATTGATTTGATACACACTTACACTCCCTCTCACCTATCAATTATTTCTGTCTCTTACTTTGATTTCATGCTCTATATAAGCTAGTAACTCTTCTGCCTTGCTTTTATCAATCATTGCTTCAATTGTTGGTTCAACAAGTTCATTAAAATTCCTAATATTTGATTTCAACATTGATCTAAACTCATCAAGTTGTCCTGTTGAAAACTGCTTATAATTGCAAGTGTTGACTTCATATCCATACAATTTCATAGCCAAGGCTTCTCTTCCTCTTCATCAGTTAATTTATTTTCTTTAGCTACTCTTAAGTCCCAAATTCCATCGCCCATATAAGTTAAAACATCACCACTATTTAGTGAACACATAAACCCGTATTTAGTTTTAATCACATAGCAAACAGCATTATATTCCAGACTCATACTATCTTCTGAACGAACACGAACTGAACCAGCTCTCCTAATTCCATGTTCATCTAAGAAATCCTGAGTAAAGGTATACAGTAATTCAGCCCTCGTTCCTCTAGTTCCAATCTTCAATTCAATTGCCATAGTTATCTCTCCATTTCTTGTAATACTCTTCAACTTCTTTGTCATAGTCTACCGACTTAAGTGTCCCGTCTTCCTGTACGTGATACCATTCGCCTTTTTGATATTTAAGATCACTCATAAGACAAAAACCACAAATCCTACTGCACCTAAGCAGATTAACATCCCTGCTACAGCGATTAATTCTGCATTATGATGCTTCATATTTTCTTAGTTCCTTAATCATAGTGGCAATTGGCAAACGGTATTCACTAGATAAAATGCTGGCATCAAAATCTAAAATATCAAGTTCAGCCTTTAAAGTGCAGTTATGTTGCTTAGCCATCAACTTTGCTAATCTCAAGGCTTTGTCCTTATTCTTTGCTACACAGGCATCCATAAATTTACTTGGCAAGCTTACGTCTATCTCTTCCATCTAATTCCCCAATCTATCCGTAAATTACGGCAATCATCAATGCTACGCTTCTAATATTGCCCAGAATCGGATCATTTAACCAGTTACGGTACTCATCACTAACAGGCATGTAATCGCTAGAAGCCCCAAACTCCCAATCTTTTTTCAGATCTTCCTCATCATCAATATCTAACAGCATTTTGAAAGCACCGCGGAATGTAAGCATCCCTCCCTGGATTTCATTTGAAACCCAATCAATGCGCTTTTGAACAAATTCAGGTAAGGAATGATTTTTAGCTGGTGGCACACACTTGCCATCCTCAACTTTCCATCCATATACCCAATCATAACTTTCAGTCACTCTATCTTTTTCCATTTTTTCTAATCCCCCATATCTCTCTTAATTCTCACTTCAACCCTAGGACGGTCTGCATATCTCTTTACAACTGCCAATTTAGTGACTTGCCTATCATCTCTATATACTCCACGCATAAGTTCAACCATTTTTCTCAACTGTTTATTTCGCTTTTTATCCGGATTCATACCATCCAGTATTATTTTTGCGATATTATCAGCGTCAGGAGTCTTAATAGGTAATTCCTGATTAGCTAAGCAACGAGCTTTGCGCTTCTTGCTCCAACTCTTGGGAATTCTAAAATATGCCACTATTTTGACATCTAAAGGCTCATCTAGGTCAAAATATCCACTAAAACTGTTAATTGCTGTGTATCTTACTAATTTTTCGTACTGATCACTTTTAGGCGGATTAAAAGTACCTGTCCTAGTAACTCTAGGTCTAGCCTTACCTACTGGCGGTCCTTCAATCGTAAAATTAACTCTCATATAACTTACTCAACCCAATCATCATAGATTAAAAGTTGTGGTTCATCATATCTATCACACAATATACTCATAGTATTTTCCGGTACTGGCTTTGATTCAGGAAACGATATGATTAAATCGTGATTAACTGTTTGGTGCAGTAGTTGTAAATCTTTCAGATTTACAACATGAATTTTATATATTGAATCTCCAAATTCGTCTTTTTCTTTCATCAGTTTAAAGCCAGCTTCAGCAAGTGCGCCTAAATAACTCCTAGATAAATCTCCTTCTTCATCAAATGTGTCCTTTACAGAATGTATTTCAAAAATCATGTTTATAAACTCCCCACATATAAAATCAATATTTCTAGCAGAACTAAGAATGCTGCTGCAAAAATCCAATCAGTCATAAATGAACCCCACCATAACTGCAACTCGTCTAATATCATGAAGAATTGGATCTTGTAACCAGTTACGGTACTCATCACTAACTTGCATATAGTCACTTGCAGCTCCCAGTTTCCAATCTTCTTTCAGTGCCTTTTCATCATCAATATCTAACAGCATCTTAAAAGCGCCTTGAAATGTTAAGCCACCCCGTTGCATTTCATCAGATAGCCACTCAATTCTTGCTTGAACAAAGTCTGGTAAAGGGAAGTTCCTTGCAGGTGGAGAACACTTCCCATCTACCACTCGCCAGCCATAAGCCCAACGATAACTCTCTTCTACACTATCTTTTTCTACTTTGATTTTTTCCATTGTTTTCTCCTCTGATTACTTTTCGCCATTCTTCTATCACTTCTTGAGTAGATTTTTGTTTTTTAGTCAATTGCTAATCTCCTTCCGCATACTGGGCAAAATCTAACTTTTTGAGAATATATTTCAAACCAATCTTTTAAAAGTGCTTCAGCTCCAACTGAATATGAATAAATGTAGAAGTCATATTTAGTTGCTCTATATAATCTAATTTCGCAGCTACCATAACCTTTGCCAATTATGTTTTTACCAAAACCATCTGAATCAAAATCACAGCAGGGACATTTTTCTCTAGTTGCTACTGTCATTCGATCACCAGCTTTGCGTTTACTTTTTCAACATGACGATATTCACTTCTAACAAGATGCTGTAAATCATCAATTAAAGGAAAGGTAAATGAAACTAATGATTCTGTTTTATTTTCTAAATCTATTACTCCAAACCCGCTATCAGTAGGGAGCTTTATTTCACAAATTAAGCCGTAATACTTTTCATCAGGCTTATTCCAGTAGCAAATTACATCTCCAATATGCCAATCATTATTTCTTTCTGTTCGCTTATCAATTACTTTCATTGCCTAATCCTCCATTTTATAAAGTGTTAGTCTTTGGCTATTTTTCGGTGCGTTTCTGTGATATGCAGGTTTCGACAAGTACAACAGAGATTGTTTCTTTTTGTGATACTTTTCAGCTAAATAATCTGCTGTACCAAGATCAATAAATGTGTCACCTCTATACATTGCATACCACTTTGGTTTTAGCTGGGTTTTACTCATTTTGACTTACCTGCCTTACTACTCCATGGAGCTTCTTAGCAACTTTTGCTGCCTCTTTCTTGTCAATAAATATCGACTTAGCATATCCAGCAGAACGACCAGTTGTGTCTAAGATCTCAACCATGTACATATCAGGGATTGAGTACCATCGGTACTCTTTTGCGTCTTCGATAATCTTTTCCAAATTATGGTTTTCTTCAAGCATTAAGCAATGTCCTCTCTCTCGATTAGTGGTAGAACGTCATTTTCTTTAAGCACGTCGTAAATCAAGCGTCTACCTTTTTGTGTCCACGCTGTAAGTGGCTTAGCATGATCTTTACCGTGTTTATCAGTGTAGGAATACATCTTGGTGGTTGTGTATTTTTTACCCATATACGCTTTATATAAGATCCATTGACCGTTAACTTTATGCTGAATTTTCATGCGATGGAGTAACTTGTTGAACTCTCTAGCGCTATAGCCATAATCCATAGCAATCTGTGTTGTAAGCATTGCATCAGTAGTTCCAAGAATGACATCTAAATAACTAGCTTTCTTGTTACTCTCCTCTAGTTGTCTACTTAGGCTCTTGTTTTCAAGCTTAAGTTGCAAGTTCTCACTATGAAGAATATCCATAGCACGTTGAATAACGTTTTGTGGGTCATTCCACTTTCTTTCGAGTTCCAAGAAATATTCTCGATATAATTTTGATGTTTCTGTTCTCGCCATCATTGCAAGCTGCTTAGCCATTGAAATTGTTAAGGCATAATCAACAATTTCTCGTCTAGCCCCGTTTCCAACAACTGTACTTGATGTACACTTGTAAAAATCTTCGTTTTCGGTATATAAATCAAAATTATTATCTACCCATCTGCTAAAACGACCTTTTAGTCCTAATCCTTTATAAAGATCTCTCGCACTAACTAGTTGCTGATCGTTTTGAACTGTTACTTTGATTAATTCGCTACTCATCATCTTCGTCCTCTCCAATAATGTTTGGAAGTTGTGCCTTTATAAACTCCTTAGCTGCCTCTTCTGCCTTTTTATCATCATCAAATATTGCTTTAAAGCCCTCGGTTACATCTTTACTGTTTCCAAATTGTAAAGATGTAAACAGCAATTGTCCCACTTGACTAGAAGCAATCAAATCTAAAGAGCTTTGATCAACCATTTTCGATACTTCCTCAGTCAGTTTTAAAGCTAAATTTTCATCTCCAACTGCTACAATTCCCAAGGTCCTTCCGATAAATCTTGCTAATTCTTCGCTAATATGTTCTGTTCCTCTTACGTATTTACTCACTTTTTAATCCTCTTCGTCCTCGTTTAGTACAATTTTTGCAATAGCATATAAGGCAATATCAGCTGGGTTAACGCCTAATTCTTTAATAAGATAACCTGCCACATTATTTCCTGCTTCATTCAAATACCGTTCAGCATTGTCTTTCTCATCAAACTTGTTAGCGGTATTCGCCTTAGCTATATCAGTTAATGTTTCTAGTAACAAGCCAACGTTCTTTGGCTTTTCATCAGATTGATCTTCTTCGTTTTTCAGATTAGCAACTGCTTCTTTTGCTGCTCTAGTTCTAATTGCGAGCCTAGTAGCTGTTTCTTCCAAAATATCTATGCAGTCTTCTTTGTCATACTCACCTGCTGGAAATGATTCCGTATCAAAACCTACAAATTGTTTTTCACTATCAATTCCTGGAAGAGTTCCAGCAAATGTTACTCCACTAGGAAACTCCTCAAACTCAGCATAAGAGTCAAAAAATATTTCTTTCCCCATCTCTAAACGATTTTTCCAACTAATTGGATCAGTCGATAGAATTTCAATATACCCGGTGTAATAGTGACCAAAAGGCATATTCATTTCTTTTACAACAGCAGTTCTTCCATCAATTATTTCGTTATAAACAATAGTTTCCATGATTTACTCCTTTACTCTTCTTAATTGGCTTTTGAAATTGATAAATAAAATTTTTTACAAAATGGGCAGCAGTTAACCTCGTCTGCTTCTTTTGACAAAATTCTAAAGATTTTGCCGCATTCTAAACATTCAGCTTGATACCATTTTTGGTCTAGGCCTTGGAGATAAGGCACTGAAACTTTCCAAAAATTAGCTAGCTTTTGCCAAGTCTCTAGTTTTGGTTCGGTCACACCATTTTCATAATTGTTATATGTTCCTCGCTTAATCCCTGTTTGATTTTGCATTTCATCAAGGGTTAAGCCTTTTTCTTGCCGAATTTCTTTAAGTCTATTTTTCATAGCTAC